TGGCATTATCGTTCGCGCCCGTCGCCCAATCAGGTTTAACTACTAATGACAGCACAAGTATCACCAGTCACCATTTTAGATGCGTCTGGTAATCCCTTGCGCCCTCAAAAAGCCTCAATGCTGAGTGGTGGTAGCGGCACGCCCTACGATGCTGCCGATATTTACAGTCAGCACATGGCCAATTGGCGGCCAACACTTTGGTCGCCTGATGGCGAGCTGAATATGTATCGTGACCGTATCGTGTCACGGGTACGCGATTTAGTTAGGAATGATGGCTGGGCCAGCGCTGCAATCACCCGCACGTTAGACAATGTGATTGGTGCTGACTTTAGACCCATATCTAAACCTGACCATTACGCACTTAAGCATATGACGGGTATAAAAGCCTTTGATCATGTATGGGCTGATGAGTTTGGCCAAGCACTAGAGGCTCACTGGCGCACATGGGCTAACGACCCTAATCGTTTTTGTGATGCGCAGCGCTCACTCACAGTAGCGCAAATGATGAGATTGGCATTCCGCCACAAGATTGTGGATGGTGATGCGTTGGCGATGCTGCATTGGATGCCTGAGCGTGTTCAGTCGGGCGGTGCAAAATATGCAACCACATTACAACTTATTGACCCTGACCGCTTATCAAATCCACAACTAACCTTTGATCAACAATCAATGCGTGGTGGTGTTGAGGTAGATGCTTTTGGTGCTGCAACTCACTACTGGATACGCAAAGCCCACCAGGGCGAATGGTTCAACGCTGAAAAAGCATTAACGTGGGATAAAATCCCGCGCGAAACATCTTGGGGGCGCCCGATTATTGTCCATGATTTTGAGCATGACCGAGCTGGGCAGCATCGTGGTGGCGCAGGCATTTTAACGCCAGTCGTGCAGCGCCTAAAAATGCTGATCAAGTATGAAGGCACAGAGCTAGATGCCGCCATCATCAATGCGATTTTTGGCGCATACATCGAAAGCCCATACGACGCTCAGTTGGTTGAGCAAGCCATGGGTGGCGGTGAAGAAATTGGTGCATACCAGTCTCAGCGCGCAGACTTTCATAATGAGCGGCGTCTAAGTATTGGCGAATCAAGAATGCCGATATTGTTTCCTGGCGAGAAAATCACAACTGTTACCGCAGCGCGCCCTAATAGCAATTTTGCAGAGTTTGAAAGCGCAATGCTTCGTAATGTGGCCAGTGGTACTGGCATGAGCGCGCAACAAATTAGCCAAAATTGGGCAGATGTAAACTACTCAAGTTATCGGGCTGCCATGCTCGAGGCATGGAAAACATTTGATCGTCGCCGCTCTGATTTTGCGTCAGGGTTTGGCCAACCTATTTTCTCTGCATTTGTTGAGGAGTGCATGGAAGTGGACGACCTGCCGTTACCTACTGGCGCTCCTGAATATATTGCTTATCGCCATGCTTACTCAAAAGCCAAATGGATGGGCCCTGGTCGCGGCTATGTCGATGTGGTCAAAGAACGCGAAGGCGCACAAATGGGATTAGAGGCTGGTTTATCCACGCTAGAAGATGAATGTGCTGAGTTAAGCGGTTCAGATTGGCGTGAAGTGGCAGACACTCGCGCACTTGAGATTGCTCGCTACAAAAAACTAGGCTTACCACTTCCAGAGTGGGCAAATGCTAACCCTAAAAATAGTCATGGGCATGAAGTCGGGGGGGGGTAATCACCACCCTGAAAGCGAAAACTATCAATCTTCTTGAGTACACACAATGCACCGTTTAGGCGATTTAGCACAGCGTATGTTCAATACGCCGTTAGCTATTCATCCACAAAAAGCCGAAATAATCATGGCGGCTTTGGCTGATCGGCTTGGCATCAGTAATGCTATGTACTTGGATGGCCGTAATATCAAGATGTCCAGCGATTTTGGTGAAGATGACGATGAGCGTGAAGCTAATAACCCGCGCGGCGGCTATGACGTAGTTGAAGGTGTAGCGATTATTCAAATTCGCGGCACGTTAGTTCAGCGCTGTGGTTCATTGCGTCCATACAGCGGCATGACTGGCTATAACGCGATTCGTCAAAACCTTTTGCTGGCAATGGATGATTCACGTGTAAAAGGTATTTTGCTTGACATTGATTCACCGGGCGGTGAAGTAAGCGGTTGTTTTGATCTAGTAGATGCCATTTATGAGATGCGTGGCATTAAGCCGATGCACTCTGTCCTGTCCGATAAAGCCTATTCAGCCGCTTACGCGATTGCCAGCGCTACCGACAAAATAACTGTACCAAGAACCGGTGGAGTTGGCTCGGTTGGTGTGGTCACTATGCACATTGATTGGTCAAAAGCTATTGGTGAAGCAGGGATGAAGGTTACTTTTATCACCTATGGCGACCGAAAAGCAGAAGGCAATCAATTCGAGCCGCTATCAAAAGAAACGCTCAATCATATTCAATCTGACATTACAAAAATTGGCGAGTTGTTCGTAGAGACCATCTCGCGTAACCGAAATCTTAGTAGCGCAAAACTACGCGCTACTGAGGCCGCATGTTACATGGGGGCTGATGGCGTAGCTATTGGCCTTGCTGATGCGGTCATGCCGCCTGACGCGGCTTTCCGTGCCCTGCTCAAAGAGCTTGCGGCCTAACTCACTTGAAACGAGGTACTACCATGCCAAAGGCTTTTTCCTTTGCACATTTGCTTGGGTTTGGCGCTACTAAAGCCGCCGAAGATGACGAAAAAGACAAGAAGCGCGACGACGAAACTGAAGAAGAATATCAGGATCGCATGGCTGAAAACGACGACGATGATAAAAAATCCGAAGGTGACGATAAAAAGCCTGATGCTAGTGATGATGACGAAAAGGATGATAAAAAGTCCGAAAAAGACGATGACGAAGATGACAAGAAAACTAAAAAAGCTGTCAAAGCGGCTGTTTTAGGTGAACGCGCTCGTTGTGCCGCGATCTTCTCTAGTCCTTCAGCAGCTTCTCGTCCTGATTTAGCAGCTCATCTAGCATTTAATACCGACATGACCACAAGCGCGGCAATTGATTTACTTAAAGTGTCGGCTGTGAATCCTGCTGGAAAGCCTGGTCTAGCTGGGCGCATGTCAACGGTTATTGTTCCTAATCCTGGCACAACTCAAGAACAAGCCGCTGCAACGCCCACTACAACAGCAGCAGCAATCATTGCAGCGGGTAAAAAAGCCCGTGGCGAAGCTTAATTCCTAAACCGGAGAGATTACGATGACTTTAACAGTCAATAATATTGGGGATAACCCACAACAACCCAGCATCAGCGCTCAGGCTTTTATTCCAGATCAACTCATTGCGGGCCATTTAAACTTAGTCACCGAGCCAATCACTGTTGGTGCTGGTAGTTTGTCTCGCGGAACCGTGCTTGGTCAAATCACTGTAGGTGCGGCAACAAGCGCAGCCAAGTCGGGCGGAAACACCGGTAACGGCACACTAACACTGGATGTTACTACGCCTGTTTTACTTAATGCCACACCAGGCATTTACACAGTGCGCTGTATTACCGCAGTCACTAACGGCGGCGTATTTGAAGTTAAGTCGCCAACTGGCGCATCACTTGGCCTAGCAACGATTGTGGCTGGCGCAAGTGGCACTTATACATTCAGTGATCGCATTAAGTTCGTGGTTCAGGATGGCAGCACCGACTTTATTGTTGGTGACGGCTTCGATGTGACGGTGGCAGCTGGTAGCGGTTATTACATCAAAAGTGTAGCAACAGCAACAGACGGCAGCGCAGTGCCAAGCGCAATCTTGGTTGACACTGCTGATGCAACTAGCGGCGCAGTAACAAGCGGTGCGTATGTGATGGGTGAGTTTAACCAAACAGCCATTATTTATGACGCCTCGTGGTCGGTAGCGACACTTAAGCCACTGTTACGGCCTCTCGGTATTCACCTGAAAAATCCAATTTCAGCCACCGACCCAACCTAAACCAAAAATTCATAAAGCCCCTTGATCGGGGCTTTTTTTATGCCCGAAAATCGGGGGAGAGAACACAATGAGCGGTAATACGTTTATTTTTGACACTAATACCTTAATTCAGGTAGTCCCAAATCTTAAGCGCGCGCAAAAGTTTTTGCTTGATAGCTTTTTCCCTAATCAAGTTACGTCTGACTCTGAATTTGTCAGTATTGACGTAGATGTTGGTAAGCGCCGTATGTCGCCATTTGTCTCGCCATTGGTCGAAGGTAAATTGGTTGAGCAACGCCGCATTCAAACAAACATCTTTAAACCGGCCTACATTAAAGATAAGCGTGCGCCTGACCTTCGCAAACCAATTCGCCGTCAAATCGGTGAGAAAATTGGTGGCGATATGACGGGTGCTGAGCGTGCAATGGCCAACCTTGAAGCTGAGATGTCAGATCAAATCGACATGATTGATCGCCGTCTTGAGTGGATGGCAGCTCAAGCATTGACCAGCGGGTCGGTAACAATTACTGGTGAAGGTTTCCCAAGTGTTGTTGTTGATTTTGGTCGCGATAGCGGCTTAACAGTCGCTAATTCTGGCGGCGCAAAATGGACAGCAGCAAACATTCTTGCGGGTACGGCAACACCGGCGGCTGACATTGAAAAATGGCAGCACGCGATGTTGAAATCATCTGGTGCTGTTGCTGATAAATTGGTATTTACCACTTCAGCATGGAATGGCTTTATTGCTGACCCTGTTGTTAAGCAAACCATTTGGTATCCGGGTAATGGTGGTACAGGCAACACGATCAATGTAGGCGCGCAGATTCAACGCGGTGCAATCTACAAAGGCCGTTGGGGTCAGTATGACTTGTACGTTTATCATGATTGGTATGTGGACGATAACAACGTCGAGCAGCCAATGGTGACAGATGGCAAGGTCATTATGTCAGGTACAGATTTGATGGGTACTCGTGCCTTTGGTCAAATTCTTGACCCTGACTTTAACTATGCCGCATTGCCATACGCGCCGAAAACTTGGGTAAGTCCTGATCCTGCTCAGCGTTTTATTATGATGCAGTCCAGCCCTATCATTATTCCTAGCCGCGTGAATGCTTCATTCTGTGCGACTGTTTGTGATGCGGTGGTGAGCTAATGGCTAAACAACCCTATGAGCCAAGACAGGAGCTTGCGAAGGCTCCTGATGCTCTACCTGAAACGGTAGATTGTGTTGTTGCCAAAGGCCGCACTGTTGTCGTTAATGGCAAAAATTGCGGCCCTGGTACAATCATTACCTTACCGCTTGAAGAAGCTTTAAGCCTGCGTGCTTTAGGCTTCTTGGTTGATGATAGCGCGGCAGTGATTGCTACTGGCGATGGCCCGACATTCACAACGCCTGAAGGTGTGCCAAGCATCAACAAGGTGGCGTAATGATTGATTGGGATAGTCTTGTTTTGAGCCCGTGCGAGAAAATATTCGGAGAGAGTGAGCCTGTTTTATATGAGCCAGCCTCTTATGAGTCTTTTTCAACCACGGGTATTTTTGACAAAGCCTATCGCGAGCAATCGTCCGTTGGTGATGTGATCGGGATGACGATAGAGGTGCCGGTTTTAGGGATAAGACTGGCCAACTTCACTAATCCTCCAAAGCAAGGCGATCAACTAACTATCACTCGTAGCAATATCACTTATGTAGTGAAAGAAGTACGACCTGATGGCCACGGTAGCGCCAAGTTAATGCTGAATTTTGTTAGGAATAATGCGCAATGCTAAGACGTGATTTACGCGAATTAGTCAAAACCGCGTTATTAGATGCTGGTACGGATGCTGGTAGAAAAGTCTATACGCCTCGTGACTGGCCAACAGTCACAGGGCAGTATCCTAATATTCTGATTCAGACGCCTAAAGAGACAAAAATATCTAAAGGACGGTTTTCGCCGGCTTTTGATACGACTGTTCATGTTGCAATTACTGGCCGAGTTGAAGCCGGAACCGCTGAAAAAGCCGAAGATTTGGCTGATACGCTGGCCGATCAAATCGAATTAGCCATTTTAACAAACTACGATTTAATCAAAGTGCTACAGCAATTTTCTTCTGTCGAAACCGATGTTTTAGTTAGTGCAGAAGGTGAAATGCACATTGGCGAAGTTCAAATGATGGTGGCTATTGAGGTCTTTCAAGAGTTTGACCCAATAGATGCCACACTAACTAGCGATAACAACATAGATCGCATTGATGTTCATGTTGATGCACTAGCACCTTTTGATGGGTCCGGAACTTATACCGGCTCACTATTCCCTGATTCTGTAACAGATGCGCCAAGAATATCGGGGCCTGATGGCCGTGATGAAGGCGCGCTGACTTTTGATAACTTACAAGACTAACTGAGGCAAATTTATGTTTGTCAGACCCATGCTGGTGACAGATCAGGATGTCGTACAGCGTTGCCTAAAAAACGGCGAAAAAGTCCCTCTGATGACTATTCGCGACCCTGATTTACATGATTTTTTGCCAGAAGAAGGTCGAGAAGTTCCCGATTCTGATTACTGGCACCGCCGGTTGCGCGACAGAGATGTAACCAACGAACCAGTCAAATCCATTGCCACTAAATCGGAGCGCACAAAATGACGGTGCCATTTCAAAATATTCCCTCGGCATTACGCGTGCCTTTATTTTATGCCGAAGTATCAAATTCACGCGCAAACACAGCCACGCTAAATCAACGCGCATTAATTGTTGGGCAAATCACTAGCAGCGGTATTGCCACGCCTGATGTGCCTATTATTTCTCAAGGCGTTTCTGATGCTGCAACGCAAGGCGGCTCAGGTTCGATGCTGCATTTAATGACACAAGCCTATCGTGCAAACGACACGTTTGGCGAAGTATGGTATTTGCCATTAAGTGATGATGGTGCAGCTACGGCCGCGGTGGGGTCGATAAACATCACCCATGTTGCTACGGCAGCCGGTACGCTCTATTTGTACATTGGTGGCGTGCGTATTGCTCAGGCAGTAACAACATCGCAAACGGCCGCACAGATCGCCACAGCATTGGCTGCCACGATCAATGCGACAGCCAACTTGCCTGTAACGGCGGCAGTCGATGGCGTAACAACATCCAAGGTCAATATCACCGCCATTAACAAAGGTGTATGTGGCAATGACATTGATTTGCGCCTGAATTACCAAGGATTGCAGGGCGGCGAAGTATTGCCAGTTGGTGTAACAACGACACTTGTGCAAATGACTGGTGGCGCGACCAACCCAACACTGACGACAGCTTTGGCCAACTGTGCTGATTTGCCGTTTGACTTTATTGTATTCCCATACACTGATTCAACATCGCTCAATGCAGTCAAAGCCTTTTTAAATGACACGACTGGCCGGTGGAGTTGGAGTCGTCAGATTTACGGCCATTTCTTTGCTGCATATCGTGGCACATTAGGTAGCTGCACCAGTTTTGGCACAGGCCGTAACGATCAGCACGGCTCGGTAATGGGTTATTATGACTCACCAACACCTAACTGGATTTGGGCTGCATCTTTGGCTGGGGCGTCTGCGCCAAGCCTTCGCGCTGACCCAGCATTGCCTTTGCAAACCATCGCAATTAATGGCGTATTAGCACCGCCTGTACAGAGCCGATTTGCGCTAACAGACCGCAACACCTTGCTTTATGATGGTATTAGTACATTCATTGTGGGTGATGATGGCACGGTTTATATCGAAAACCTAATCACTACCTACCAGAAAAACGCCTTCAACAATCCAGATGATAGTTATTTGCAGGTTGAAACGCTGTTTACACTGGCTTATGTGCTTCGCGCATTGCGCACAGTTGTAACAAGCAAATATGCGCGCGTTAAATTGGCTGCCAATGGCACTCGGTTTGCTGCGGGGTCTGCCGTGGTAACGCCGAATATCATTCGCGCCGACCTGATCGCACAGTATCGGCAACTAGAAAATCAAGGGCTGGTGCAGAATGCTGACGCCTTTGCTGCCGAGTTGATTGTTGAGAAAAACGCTACTAATCCAAATCGGATAGATGTGCTTTACCCGCCAACCTTGATTAATCAATTGCGAATTTTTGCTGTATTGGCTCAATTTCGCCTGAACTAATTTAACCGTTTTCAATAGCCGCCATGTGCGGCTTTTTTATTGAGTAAAGATTATGGCTGATACAACTAATCGCTTGGCAGGGGTGGCGTATGTCACCGTTGATGGTGCGAATTATCGTTTAGTTGGTGATTTATCTTATGACGTATCAACAACCAAACGTGAAACACTGACAGGTCAAGATGGCGTGCATGGTTACAGTGGAATGCCTAAAGCTGGCTCGATTGCTGGCACTTTTCGTGATGCTGGTGGTCTAAAAATCGCTGATTTTAATGCCATGACTAACGTCACCGTGGTTGCTGAATTAGCCAATGGCAAAACCATCATTGGTCGCAATATGTGGCAAGTAGGCGATGCTTTAGAAGTCAAAACCCAAGAAGGCACGGTTGAAGTGCGTTGGGAATCTGCTGATGTGTCGGAGCAATGATGATGGAAACTACAAAGACATTAGTGTTGCGTTCTCCTATTCAGTTGGGTGAAGTGGTTTACACAGAAATCAGCTTGCGTGAGCCGGTCGCTAAAGAGCTTGAAGCTCAAAACGGCAGTAATGTAGCGCTTATTTCAATGGTGGCTGCAATTCCACGGGCTGTTGCTGAGAAGTTATCTGCCCGCGACTACATGGAAGCAGTAGGGTTCTTAAACAGTTTTTTGCAACCCGTCCAAGTAACTGGCGAGACATCATTGCTGACATAACTTTCTTTTATAAGTGGGGGCCACACGATGCGTGGGGACTCACTTGGACAGAGATAGAATGGTGGCTAAAGCAAGCTGAAAGAATGAGTAGATAGTATGAGTCAAAACAAGTTCAAGATTGAAATAACCGCGACTGATACGGCTTCGGACGTTATCAATCAGGTTCAAGATAATCTTGAGCGAGTTGCGCGGCCAATTAACAAAATTAATGAAGCTGCAAAACCCATTAAAGGATCGTTAAATCCGATTCAGCAATTGGGTCAAGGGTTAAAAAATGCGAGCAAGAACTTATCCGAGATTACTCGATCGCCTTCTATCAGCTCATTGGGTAGTCAGTTATTACGGCTCGGTTCAAACGCTACTGTTGGCGCAGAAGGCGTGGCGGCGGCTGGTGCTGGCATTGCTACAGGATTGACCGCTGGTATTGCTGTTTTAGGCACAGCAGCCTATGCGGCGGTAAATTTTACCAACTCTTGGGGCAAGGCTGGATTTGCTTTAGATAAACAATCTTCCATTCTCGGAATGTCTACAGAAGACCTTCAAAAATGGACAGGAGCAGCAAGAGTTGCAGGCGTTACAGCAGATGAGATGACCAGTGCGATTGGTGTTTTTGGACTAAACTTACGTAATCTTTCTCGCGGTGGTGCGTCTGGTGAATTATCAGTAGCAGCCAATCTGTTCGGAATAAAAGTTGCGCCGAACAAGCCTGTTGATGTAAATAAAGGCTTAATGGATGCCCTAGAAAAAATCACTAAACGCACTGAAGGTAATCCACAACTACGCATGGCAGCGCTTAGTGATTTTGGCCTGCAATCCCTTGCGCCACTGACCTATGAAAAAGGCGGAATTGAAAGATTACGACAATATGTCGCTAGTCTTAATGTAGTAAAAACACCTGAGCAAATAAAAAAAGCTGTTGCAGCCCAGCGCACTAGAACAGCCGCAGAGTTAGCGACAGAGGCTGCGGATTATGACCTTCAAGCAAAAGTAATGACTGTTACCACACCTATTGTCCGGTTATATGCTAATACGATTGCTGCTGTTGGCAATATGTTCGGTAAAAACAGCTCGGCAGAAAGAGCAGATAATCCTTTTGAAATTAAAAAAATTGGCGGGAATATACCGAATTTAGGCGTTTCGCGGAAAGAAGCAGAAACTACAGAAGATTTAATAAAAAGACTTGGCGCTGGTGGCGCTAATACCTTATCTGCACTTATCCCTGCTATTTATCCTCGTCCTTTTGATGAGGCTGGGAAGCAAAAATCCATACAGGAAGCATCAAGGGAATTAGGTATATCGCCAAACCAACAACTAGACGTTAATAACCCTAAAATATTATCAACTATTATTTCTAATATGCTCCGCAGTGCGCGTGCAGACAAAGAGCAAGATGTGATCAATCAAGGCGCTAATCAGTCACTAAAAGTCGATGTGCATATCAACAATGCTCCAGCAGGGACCACGGCCACAGTACATCAAGGCAGCCAACGACTACCTGCCCGTGTTCATAACTCAATGACTGGGATACCGCAATGAGTTCAATTGATAATGCAATTAGCTCGGTCAAAACACTGGGTACGGTTAGTAAGTCGGCGGCAGGGTTATTGCCACAACTAGCAAAAGACCTTGGCCTATCTAAAAAAGACGAACCAAAACCAGTCTTGCCCAAAATGCTGCCTGCCTACTATCGCGGTGTGCCGTTTGCGGTATTGAATAGCAAATCTTCGTTTGGTCGTCGTAATGCTATCCACGAATATCCGTTTAGAGATATTCCGTGGGTGGAAGATTTAGGGCGCGGTGCGCGCAAAATCACCATGCACGGCTTTTTAATCCAAGATAGCTTGGTTTATGGTGGCGGTGATGTTGGCCAACAATTAAACCGCATGATTACGGCAGCAGAGTCAGCAGGTGAAGGGGATTTAGTTCACCCGACACTTGGCGAATTAAAAGTCGGTTTATTAGCGCCGATGGAAGCAGAGGAGATGTGGGACAAAGGTCGGATTATCTTCTTGACCTTTACCTTCATTGAGAATGGTGCGCGTACCTTCCCAATGAAGGGAGACGCGACCACAGCAAGCACCGCAGCGGCAGCAGCAAAGGCTAGTGATGCCGTAGCCAAGTCATTTACCGATAAAGCTGTAGATGCGCTTAAGAATGGCGCAGCAGTTGTAAATCAAGCGGTTGATACAGCCACAAGCTTTGCCAATAGAGCGCAAAAGGTTGTTAATGATGCGACTAATATCTATCACATGGCAAAGACATTGCCTGATCAGATTAGCCGCACGATCGAGGCGTTTAGCGCTGTTTCATTGCAAGCTCAAACATCTAGTTCACGATCAAAAGTAGGCCGTGCAGCCAAGAAAATGATTAGCTCGGCAGTAGCATTAAGTCCATTAACAGCCGTAAATCACCCAGCGGCAGCAAAAGCATTGGCAGAGGCGGTGCAATATGCCGCAGTTAGTCAAATTGACGCGATTAGAATGCTGCAATCGTTGGCGGTTATACCGCAGACAGTCATTACGACTACAGCGCCAATAGGGGCATCACTGGTAACAATTCAGCAGTCTAGCGCTGATTTGTTTCGTCGGTCGGTGGTTATCGCGTTAGCTTCATCAACAGCGACTTACGAACCAACATCATATGAAGATGCAATCTCTGTTAAAAACTCGGTTATTGCGTTACTCGATGATGAAATCTTACTGGCTGGCAATCAAGGCGAAGATGATGCCTTTACGTCACTTCGCGCGCTTAGGGCAGCAGTAAGCAAGGATTTAACAGTGAGAGGTGGCAGCTTGTCACCATTGATTACAGTCGCCAGTAAAAACCCTATGCCCGCTGCAATCTTGGCGCAAAGGCTTTACCGTGACCCCTCGAGAGCTACAGAATTGATTGATCGGGCAAAGCCTATTCATCCGTCTTTTATGCCTGTAGAGTTTTTGGCTTTGGCTAAGTAGTTGACCTGTTATGATGTTGGTGAGATAGTCGTAGGACTGCAATAGGGAGATAGGGATATGAAAGCATTATTTGTTTGGATTGTGTTTAGTTTTTTAGTTTGCGCTGGTTATGGTTATTATAAATATACCCCGATTACACTGCCTGCAACCAGTGTTAAATTTTACAGCAATAAATTTTATGGCGATTCTGTTTTGGCAGATACGTCAAATGTTAAATCCTATTTGATTGCGTACAAGGAACAACCAGAAACAATAGATGAAGTAAAAGAAGATGCGGTATCGGCAACTAAGCAAATAATTCAGAATATGGTACGCTCCCATAATAGCCCTTTTGAGAAACAAATTCTTATTAGCGTTAATATGGCTTTGATGTCAAATGGAGAAACAGGGCATGAAAGCCAGTCGATAATCGGAACGGCAACATATAATTATCTAAACGATACTATTGAATTCAAAAGAAACGAACAAGGTTCGCTTTAATAATGTAAGCATCTTGATTTTAACTAAACCGCCCACTGAGGCGGTTTTTTATTGGCAGAAACCATGAAAGATGAAGTCAAGATAATCACAAGCAAAGCCATCACCGAAGGCTGGGAAAGCATTCGCATTACTCGCGGCATAGAGCGATGCCCAAATGACTTCACTTTAACAATGAGCGAACGCTATAAGGGTGAATTGCAAGGCGTGAGCCTTTTTGCTGGCGATGAATTTGAACTAACAATTGAAAATAAAAAAGGGAAAAACGAGCCGGTTATTACTGGTTTTATTGACCGATATGTACCAAGCATCAATAAATCAGCACATAGCATCTCGGTATCTGGTCGCGGCAAGTGTCAAGACTTAGTTGACTGTTCAGCCATTTATGAAAATGGCGCTTTCGTGAACATGACTTTACCTAGCATTGCCTCAGCATTACTCACTCCGTTTAGTGTTGACCTTGTTGTAACAAAAGCGGCTCAGGCATACATAACAAAAGTAATCCCTAGTTTTCCTTTGATGTACGGCGAAACGGTGATCGAGATTATTGAGCGGATTGCTCAGTATGTTCGCGTGCTGGTCTATGAGGATAATTTTGGACGCCTTGCGCTTGATACTGTCAGCACCACACGCATAAAAAGCGGGATACAGGAAGGCAAAAACGTACAAGCGGCGAATATTGTTTACGCCAACGACCAGCGTTTTAAAGACTATTACGGCTACTACACAGCGATTGATAACTACAACGATGTTTCAGGCCACGCCACGGCATTGCAAACTGTAAAGCCAGTGAGCGATGGCGGAATTACGCGCTATCGTCCAAAGATATTCATTATGGAAAGTGGTGATGTTCAGGCGAATACATTGCAAGCGCGGTTATCTTGGGAATGTAATAGACGTGCTGGCCGTGGTCAGGCGTTGCGGGTGCAGGTCGATAGCTGGCGCGACGGTGAAGATAATTTGTGGGAACCAAACACAATCGTTCCCGTGCATATTCCTACTTTAAAAATAAATCACAAAGATATGCTAATCGGCGAAGTAACTTATATCCGAAACGGGCAACAAGGCACGATTGCTGAATTAGTACTAATGCCACCGGAAGCCTACGCGCCTCAGCCGATTGTATTTATCAAGTCGAATTTACCGGAACTAGCCAAGCCATGATTCAGTCATTAGACCGGCTATACCGACGCATTATGTCGATGATGGGCATAGGCAAAATCACCCTGACTAACGACGCTAAAAATAATCAATATATTCAAGTTCAGATGTTGCCAAACCAAGTACAGGAATTGCGGGTTGCGGGAATGTATGGCCATGCCAGCGTGGCACCCACCGACTCTGATGCGATTGTTATTTTTATTGCTGGTGATCGCCAAAACGGTATTGTTATCGGCACCGTAAACCAAGCGGCTCGTATGAAAAACTTGGCAGAAGGTGAGTCGGCTTTATACGATGATATTGGGCAATATGTGCATTTGACTAAAGCAGGGATTGTGATTAACGGTGGTGGACTACCAGTGACTATCAACAATACGCCATTAGTGACAATGGATTCAAACTTGATTGTGACTGGCACTATTGCCGATCTAAACGCGGTAAATGGCACACTCGGCGACTTGAGAGATGCGCATAACGACCATCACCATGCTGTTGAAAACATATCAACAGGTATATCAACCGTCACTTCTGATACGCCGGATTTAACTGTATGAGCGATATATCAACTGTTTGGTTTCGCGACTTAGCACACGGCGACTGGTCGATAGAAGATGGCATTTTGGCGCAAGGCAATGATCTTGTGACTTCGGTGCTGATAAGTCTTTTTACCGACCGCATTGCCCAGCCTGACGACATTATTCCTGATGGCACAACAGATGCACGCGGCTGGATTGGCGACCTCAACGAAGATGCGCCAATTGGCTCTCGAATTTGGCTTTTAGACCGTTCAAAACAAACAGCAGAAACCTTAAACAAGGCACAGATATACATTGCCGAGGCCTTAACATGGCTTGTTGATGATGGCGTGGTTGCTGGCTTTGAAATTACCGTGCAATGGGTTCGTGCTTCGTTTTTAGGCGCACAAATTGTGGCACACAAACCTAATGGCGATGCCGAACTAATGAATTTTAATTGGGCTTGGAGTGGAATTTAATGTCGTTTGCACGCAAGACTCTGACTGACTTACAAAACGAAGCGGCGCAAGACTTAGCCGATGCCGGGCCACTGCTTAGATTCTCTAATCTTGGCATTGTTGGCAAAGCTTTAGCTAATCAAGCAAATGACCATTACGGCTATCTGGATTACATTGCCAAGCAGTCAAACCCATACACAGCAACAGATGAATTTTTAGAGGCGTGGGCAGCTTTAAAGGGCGTTTATCGCAAAGCCGCAAGTAATGCCACCGGTAGCATCACGTTCACGGGCGTACCGACAACAGTTATCGGCTCAGGCTTAACAGTAGTCCGAACAGATGGCACGCTATTTACCACTACATCATCTGCAACTGTATCGGGTGGCGGCACAGCAACCATAACAGCCGAAGCCAATCCTGACGAGACAGGCTTAACCGGTGCATTTGGCAACACTATTGTTGGTGTTCAAATGGCATTAGCTGTTGGCATTGTGGGCGTACAGACAACCGGAGTAGTCAGCACAGCCTTTGTTGGCGGCGCCGACTTGGAAAGCGACGATGACTTGCGCACGCGAATGCTTGAGGCGTATCAAAACCCACCACAGGGCGGTTCTGCCGCTGATTACGAGTTATGGGCCCTGCAAGTGCCAGGCATTACCCGTGCTTGGTGTGTTCGTAATGGCATGGGTGTTGGCACGGTATCCGTATTTTTTATGATGGATGACGTGGAGTCTGCTTATGACGGCTTTCCGCAGGGCGACAATGGTGTAGCTACGAACGAGCCGCGTGATGTGACGGCTACAGGTGATCAACTTATTTTGGCGGATTACTTGTATGACTTACAGCCAGTGACTGCTTTGGTCTATGCGGTTGCACCAGCCGCTCATGCCGTAAACTTTACTATCAGCGGCATTCTTTCAGGTTCTCAAGCTGCCGTACTGGTCGCCATTGCTGATGTTTTTTATCGAAATGGCGTACCAAGTGGCACGATTTATTTAGCAGATGTGTGGTCGGCAATATCAGCCATTACTGGTGTAACTGATTTTATTATTGCGTCACCAGTCGTCGATATTGTTTGCCCTTCTGGAACATTACCCACAGTCGGCACAGTGAGCTTCACATAATGGCAGCGCCACTTTATTCACGCATTGACTACACGCAGGCGCTTCTTAATTATTTTCCTCGTGGTCGAGTATGGCCAAAGGATACAGGGTCGAGTCTTTATCAGGCTCTGTATTTTATTTCGGGCACTTATTATCGCAATAACGAACGCGCTAACGAGCTACTAGTTGATGCCTTTCCGTCAACGGCCACTGAATTGTTGCCCGAGTGGGAACTAACTTTAGGATTGCCTGACCCATGCGCAGGTGCAGCACCAACGCTACCAGCAAGACGATCTCAGGTAGTGGCTAGATTTGCCAATACGGGCGGCCAGTCAATTCCATTTATGGAGCAGTTCGCGCTCGCTTTGGGTTACATGATAACAATCACTCAGCACTCACCTTTTAGATGCGGTGTCAGTAGATGCGGTGAGTCATTAGGTGGCAATGAGTGGTTTTTTGCATGGACAGTAAATGCGCCAATAGCCTCTTATCCAAATCCTGTTTTAGAGTGTGAGCTTCAAAATATAGCACCAGCTCATACCATAGTTTTATTTAATTATTCCTAACATCATCAAAAAACATAAGCCGCCAAGTGCGGCTTTTTTGTTGCCTAAAACAAAGGTGTCTTATGTATCGCATAGATAATGGGTCAGCAGCAGCATCGTTACCAGCAAGCACGGCCGCAGGTACAGCAGGGTATTTCACTGATGGCGACCCGCTAACATCAACGGCGCCGACTATTTTGCCAGCTGAATGGCTTAATTCGATTATGTTGGAGAATTTGAATGTTCTTACTGCTGCCGGAATTACACCGGCTAAAAATCAATTCAACCAATTAGCACTCGCCATCGCCGCGCTAATCACTAATGGCACTGCTATTTTGCATGGCCAATGCCAACTAAGTATCGTTAGTTCAAACATCAAACTAATTCCATACAACGGCAATAAACTGCTTATTGGTGGTGTTGCTCATGCTATCCCAAGTGCAGGAGTTACTCTTTCTTCAAGTGGCACTGCGACTAACACACTTTACTATATCTATGCCTACATGAATGGCTCAACTATGGAGTTAGAGCGCTCAGGGTCAGGCTACGCCACAGATTCTACTACGGGAGTAACCACAAAAAACAGCGACGCAACTAGGACATTAGTAGGTTTGGCACAAACTGACGGCTCGTCGAATTGGCAGCTTTCAAGATCGTGGTTTAATGATATTTCCACAAGCGAGCGCTCATATTTTTCAACAAATAGAAGCACAACAAGCACATCACATACTGAACTTAACTCAGAAATAAGAGTAAGTTTTTTAGCGTGGGCTAGAGATGTTATCAAGGTAGCACTGAATGGAGCAGGACTAATTGAGTTGGGAGGGGGCGATACAGGGTATGGATTTATGGGTTTGTCAATAGATGGGTCCAACCCTGAAGATAATGCCTGCCTTGCTCTAGGAACAGCAAATACAGGCGGATTGGCGTCTGACGACTGGCTACCAACATCAATAGTTTTATATAAGAAAGGTCTTTCAGAAGGGCTGCACTACGCAACATTAACCGCAAAAACAGTTGTCACATCAGGAACGCCTACGATCGTATCAAAAGGGAGCGCCACAAGCGGCGAGCGCACAACACTCACTGTTAGTTGTGGGGGGTAACCATGAAAACAGTTAATCAGATCGGTACTCGCCAAGACATAAACGTGCGTCAAGGAGCCACGGCAGGCCCATACAAATTAGAGGTTTTAGATGCTAACGGTGCGGTTGTAGATTTATCGCTTATTACGCCAATTGGCGGGATTTATGACGCGACCGGCACAACAAAACTAACAGATTGGATATTTGATAATACTGATGCTGCCGCTGGAGTAATTTTATTTTCTTTGTCTGCTGAGAATACCGCTGCACTTGATTGCAGTAAGCTGGATTTTCCAGCAAAACATACATGGCTTATCAATTTGATTTGGGATGATGGGTCTGTTGTGCCTGCATACTACGGCGACTTTAGAGCAATCAAAGGGGATGGCGAATGAGTGTACCTATTTTAACACTTAAGCTGACCCTGCTAAGCCCTGTATCAATTTTTGGAATTACGTCTGTCCAAGGAATTAAAGGCGATACCGGCGACACTGGGCCGCAAGGTGAGCAAGGCACACCCGCATCACTACAAAATATCGACGACCGTATTGTTGTGCAACTTGCTACTGAAGGTACGATTAGAGCGGCGATAGATATTGTAAGTGATAGTTTGGATACGCATGAAGCAGATACAGCCAATCCGCACTCTGTTACAAAGGCTCAAGTGGGTTTGACTAATGTCGATGATACCTCTGATGCTGATAAGCCTGTCTCAACACTGACTCAAGCAGCGTTAGATTTAAAGGCTGACTTAGTTGATGGCTTAGTCCCAGCAAACCAATTGCCGTCCTATGTTGATGATGTACTAGAGTATGCAAACCTAGCTGCATTTCCAGCAACGGGTACAGCAGGCAAGATTTATGTTGCTATAGATTCAAACCTGACTTATCGCTGGAGTGGTTCTGCGTATGCCGTCCTAGACCCATCATTGGCTTTAGGGGAAACATCATCAACAGCTTATCGTGGGGATAGAGGTAAGACAGCATACGACCACTCACAATCAACAGGTAATCCTCACGGAACTACTAAAAGTGATATTGGTTTAGGTAATGCTGATAATACATCTGACGTTAATAAACCAATTAGTACAGCTACTCAGACAGCAATAGACTTAAAAGCCGATACAACTTATGTAACAGCTAAGACAATACGCTCACTAGACTATGCCCTGTCAGATCAAACAACAGCTATTGCTACAGGAACTCCGCTTACTTGTAGAGTACCTTATGCGTTTACAATCTCTAGTGTTAAAGCCAGTTTAAAGACTGCCCAAGTTAGCGGCTCTTTATTCACGCTGGATATTAAAAAGAATGGTACGTCTATATTCTCAACCTTACTGACTTTTGACAATACAGAAAAAACAACAACTACAGCAGCCACGGCAGCCGTACTGTCTAGTACATCTTTAGCCGATGATGACGAGTTAACCTTCATTGTCACTCAAGTGGGTAATAGCACAGCTATAGGTTTAGTAGTTTATATTATTGGTTATCCAACATGATAAACCCTTTTATCTTTGCACCAGCTTACGCAGCGAATGAGGTTTTGCACTTAGATTTTGAAGGCGCTAATGGCTCGACAACGATCACTGACTCGCTTGGCAGGCACTCACCCATTGCGTTTGGTAGTGCTGCTATTTCTACGGCGTGGTATTCCGCAGGTTCATCTAGCTTGCTTTTGCCATCTGGACCAAACTATGTACAAGTACGAGCTACTAGCAGTCCAGACTGTATTCACTCGGGCGATTTTAGTTATAAGTGTGTAATTAAAGTTAACAGCTTAAGCGCAATTATCATTGTATTTATTAATACAAACTCTACATCGGGCGGCACGAGCGGCACGGCGGCTAAGTTCTATATGCAGGTCACTAATACCAGTGGTTTGCTCAAAGTATTAACTGGCGGCGGGCCATCATTAACTGGCACAGCACTCACTGTGGGCGTTGCACAAACAGTAGAGTTTAAACGGGTTGGAAATACGATTAGCCTCATTCAGGATGGCGTGACAACTGCGACAGCAACAAATACATCAACATGGGGTTCGGGCTTCTTAAACCTTGGTGGCAACTCTGCAACACTGCACTTCAATGGATGCATAGATCAATTCGTGGTTACTCAAGGCTAATTACGCATACAGCAAAGTTTTAAAAATTCATTCCAACCCGCTCAGTGCGGGTTTTTTATTTGGAGAGTCACATGTCTGCACAGACAGCGAAACAACTTACCGATGCCTATGGTTTTGTTATCCAAAACCAGTATTACGATTCGGCAAGCGACACATACAAAGTTATCAGTGATGTAGATGCGGGGCAAGCAACAGCAATGCAAGGTGCTCAAGGTACAGGTGCAAGCTACGACCCTCCGACTGGTGGGAGTGGGCTGTTTGGATGGTTGTCGGGGATATTTAAAACCATTACGGATATATCTGCAAAACTCCCCGCGAGTCTAGGGGAAAGAATATCGGCTACTAGCTTAGGGGTGACGTTACCTTATGGATCAACGGCAGTTTTAGAAGCTGCGCAGGGTAGATCGCATAACTTTAGACTCAGCGCTGCGGCGGTAGCTGGGCAATTTGGACGAGTACAACTAGCAAATCCTGTGGGCAGTGGCGGAACAATCGTCATCAACGGCTTGACTACATGGGGTGGAACGGCAGGTACTCATACATACAGTGCCTACGAAATACCAATTGCTAATGTTGGCACTGTTATCAATAACGCAGATACATGCTACAAAATTGGCGGGGCAGTTTGTGCTGCTATACCGTATTACGCAAACTCTGCAAGTGCCATCCCGACAACGGGTTTAGTTGCAGGTCTTAGTCACACTGCTATTACCGCTGTCGGAACATCCATAACTTACACAGCGGGCACAATAACAATTCCTGAGGGGAAATGTGTAGAGATAGCTATTGGGACGGCGAATGTAGCGATGTTTGCTAATGTATCTACATATTTTCTGCCTAACGCCTAACAACGGAGCATAACCATGACCCCTACTTTAATCACTGTCGAGTCTTTCAAAGCTCGCTATAAAGCCCCTGCGAAGATTTTCTACACTGAAAGTATTAAGTCTATTAACGAGCAAGTTGTAAGTGTTACGACTGTTTTTGCTGGTAAATTAATCGGTAACGAGTTTGTGTTAAACAAAGCGGAAATCATCGGGACAGCATCTATTGTTGATGATGCTGCGATTGCTGACGAGTCAACACATGATGTTTTTTATGCGCTTGAAAACTTAATCGAGTCAGGCAGCGAAGATGAAGCCATTAATGCTGTTGTTGATCTGATGTGAACAGCTACTCATTAGCAGAGCGCATCAACTCTCAAGTTAATGCGTCAGTCACTTACAAAACAGACTTAGATCAATACTCACGACCTGAGTATTGGTGCGAGGCGGGTAAGTATGGCGACTGTGAGGACTATGCTTTACTCAAAAGACAATTGTTGCTTGAGCAAGGCTGGCCAAACGATAAGCTGATTTTAGCGTGCTGTGCTGTCGAGACAGGCGAGTATCATTGCGTGTTAATCGCTGAGACAGACAAAGGCTTTTATGTGTTGGATAATCGCTATCCTAATCTCATACAGCCTTCGCTATTGCCGTACAAATGGGACAAAGGACTACGAGGTGACAAATGGTACGAGTTATCGTTTTAACGCTGCTATTGAGCGCCTGTGCAAGCCATAACACGCCTATATTCGGCAAAGAAGTAGAGTCTCCGTGGGGATGGAAAAACACCTACTGCCCAACACATAAGAATGATAGTGGGTGTAGGTGAGTTGTGGATAACCTGTACTTATACACCTGTCGTCTAATCGCATTATAACGACTGTCGTCTAAGTTCGAGTTAGGCAACCATATCATCATATAGTGCAAAACTCATGACTCTCTCTTTTTGCCTGTATATAAGCAATCCTTGCATCCTCAATTGTTTTAAACATCCCAAGATATTTTACAAAACCATTTACAGAAATACGCGCTCTGTAATTACCACTTTTTTGTACAGAAACACCAAGAACGCCTATTTCATTTTTTTTATTCGATGTTCTTCTGTTTTGATTATTTTGACCATACGTCGACTCTCTTAAATTTTCAATCCTATTGTCTGTCCCGTCTCCGTTTATATGGTCAATACATTCTATAGGCCATGTTCTATTAACAAGCAGCCAAATTACTCTATGAGCTTTAAGTTGAGATGCTTTACCATTTTTTGTCACTTTTAAGACGATATATCCTTCTCCATTATTTGTTCCTGCTTTTTTCCCTCTTGCACGATTTCCGACTAAATCTGTATTTCGCCAGTGCAATTCACCAGTATTTTCATTATAAAAAAGTCTTTCATTAAAAAACTCAAAGTCGTCATTCATCGCCATTCCCCTGCCTAACTCTGCATGAAGTCCGATAACCACCCAGACATTTGTTTAAGTCATAAATCATCGCATAAGTGGTTACGGCTTATGCGTTGGTAGTTAGACACTAAGCTGCTAAAACTGCATTTATTGGCCTGTAACATTCGTGCGCGTTTTTGTATTTCTTGCAAAGCTCGCCAAATTTAAACGACAAGCATCCTTTTTCTGCCGACTTTGTTACTTTTTCAAAATCAGAATGAGGAAAACGCAAGGTAATACAAAACATTTTATTAGAATCAATAAAGACTATTGGTGCAATGAATGTAACCTCTACTCCTTCTAGTGCTTTATTAACTTGCGTTTGGCAGGAAAAATGAAAAGTCTTTCCTGCTAATAAATCTAAAACCTTTTTGTTTCGATATAAATGCTCGCCTAAATCAGGTCTCATCTTACGCCTCCACACTAAAATTAGATTCAAGCACGTCAATAATGGCCTCTTGCGCGTCAGCCGCATATTTCAAGTACGGGTCGTTGTGTTCAGCTAAACCAATGCAATACATCTCTAATGCGCCTGCAATCGTTTCTAACTGTTCGGCCGTCAAAGTTAAGCTAATAACTTTTGTTAAATCTTCTGTTTTTACTTGGTAACTCATAATCATCTCCACTGCTAAAAAGGTGCAGTAACCTATAATTTGTGTAAAATCGTGCCTAACTCTGCATTAAGTGCGACAAGCACCCAGCCGCCTATGCAAGTCTAATGTTTGTGTTTAGTGCTTGCGCCTTATGCGTTGGTAGTTAGAATTTACTCTTTACACACCACGATAAAATTAGCCGATTTAACCATGTACGCATTTGCTGCTTTGTGTATTTTTGCCTTGTTTCGCACACACCAACTTCTTGCAACATCATCGGTTGCTTGCATTTTCATATAGCTATTGGCTTTTCCCGATTTATCAAAACACGGCAAAAGCGTTAAAAAAACCTTTATTTTTGCCATTGTTGCCACCAGAAAAACACAATTATCAACGCCATTACTGCTGTTTTTGTGTTCGTTCATTTCGTTTTCGTCCATGTGTCTAAAGGTGAGTTTAGAGGTCAACATATAATCATCTCCACTGCTAACAGGGTGCAGTAACCCGTAAATTCTAACAATCGTGTCAAGTGCGATAACGCCCCATGCTGTTATCGCGTGTTTATCTAACTGTAAGGGCGTTACGCCTTACACGGGGTGTTAGGCGTAATCTTCCATATTTGAATCGCGTCCAGTTTTAATATAGTTCGCTTGCCGTCTTTTTTTCATTACAAACAGACATTCAGAACAAGCGTCAATAGCTTGCTGTTTTTTTAAAAAAGATATTTTTCTAACTGTGAAATAACCACAATCGCAACGGCACAACCATTTTCCACTTCCAAACCATCCTGCAACAACTAAACGCCCTCTACGCTGTCCAATAAACTTTTTTTCCATTTCAGAAATTTCAGGGTTTATGGTTGGTTTTTCAGGTAAAAGCGGCTTAATTTTGAATAAAATCACATCTTCTGTTTCGTTATATTTCGGCTCGTAATTAGTGCCGCCACTCATTGCCATAGCAGTATTTTTATTAACTGCCTTTCCGCCAAGTTCAAAAACACTACTCATCGTTATTCCCCTGCCTAACTCTGCATGAAGTCCGATAACCACCCAATCGGCTGTGCAAGTCATAAATCACCGAATAAGTGGTTACGGCTTATGCGTTGGTAGTTAGAGCTTGCTGTTTGGTAAGTTAATTTGGCATTTTTCACTACCAACAGCGTCAACTAAAACCTGTTTCTCTTTTGCCAGTCTTGCCAGTCTTGCCATTTTGCACGGGCAATGTGGCTGCCCATTTATTGCACCAATACAGCCGCACAAACTAAGACGTTTTTCGCCTAGCTGTTTTGTTAAATCGTCTATTTGGTACATACTCATTGTATTTCTCCAAAAATAAAACTTGCATCGCCGCCCATATTTCATATCCTGCACTTTATCGCCAAAACACTACGCTTTCTAACTCGTCGTTAGATGCTTATACGTTCGGCAAGCAATCTTTATCGTAATTGCCTGCCACCCATGCGCGTATCAACTCCTCAGCTTTTGCTACTGTTATTTCATCATCAGCAACGCATTGCAGCATTTCGCGCAAGTCAGCAACATAAAGTTCAGACTTAACGCAGGCATTGAACTCGGCATTAAGTTTTTCATTTTCAGCTTTCTGCCAAGCTCTTGCCCATTTTTCATTTTCGGCTTTCAACTGTTCAATCTGCACTAGTAAACTTACTGTATCCATAACGTCCTCTCAATTTTCGTTACGCTTCTAACTCGCGCTTTAGATGCTAATGCCCGTAACCGTTTTGCAGCTCTTCTTTAATTGCTGCATCAAGCAACTCTCTCAAAAAACATGGCCGATACATTGCGTTCTTATAGTATTCGTCCCAGTCATCCCATCCTGCGCCGATCTCTTTAACGGCAGCACACCACTCTGCAAGCATTTTTAACGCATCATCGCGTTCTAGCCGTAGCTGTTCATTTTCTTTTCTTAACGCTTCTAACTCGCGGTTCAAGTCAGATGCTAACCCAGCCTCTTTCTGTTCAGTATTCATTTTCACTTACTCCAGTTTTCTAAAAATAGCAGTGAGGTTAGCACTGCCTAACTCCACGTTAGATTTCTCCATTTCCTCTGCAAAAAACTTCATACCCAAAAGCATCACCAAGCGCATTATTCTTAGCGCTTGCTTCAGCTTCTTCTTGTGTTTCAAACAGTGCAAGTTCATCACCTCCATCAACCATCGGGGTAATTCCGCCACGCTGTAAATTAAGCATTACAAAATAATCGCCTGAATTGTTCATCGCTAATCCTCTTGTTACAATCTAACTCGCGCATCAAGTGGGATGATATACCAGCCACTTACTACGCATCTTTTAATGTTTGTGATTACGCCGCACAGGCTTACACCAGCACGGCATATCACCCCTTATGCTAATAGTTAGGCACTAGCAACTCTTTCCTTTGCATCGCGCCGCATAGCCTCATCATAGCCTCTGCTCCTGTACTCTCGCGCACTGGCTTCCATTACTAAAATAATATGCTGGCGCTCAAGGCTGTCAGGAGAATTTGCCAGCAACCACTGTTTATCTTCTTCAAGCAGCTTTTCATATGCCTCAGGGTATAAATTACAACTCATAAAAACCTCTTGCAAATTAAATTTAATTATGAACGCAACCGTTCATCAACTCGGTACCACCGTTCATCTTGGGTACCACCCATATTTTCATTAAATCATGCCTAACTCCACGCTCAAAAAGATAACTACCCAGCCTAAAATTGCTCAACTTTCTATGCTTTTGGCAAGCTCTCATTTGTCTATGGCGTTGTGGGTAGTTACTATTTAGCTCAATAGCTCAACAACGATAACAACCCAGCCAATTATTGTGCTATGTTTAATGTTCTTTGCAACCTTGCACATTATTACGTTGTTGTGGGTTGTTACGTGTTAGCTGCGTAGTTATACACCACGCTTGCATTTGCATCCTTCGCAAACTTTACCCAAAATGGCAAATGTACAAGTGTCCGTAAACTCGCCTTGCTCTTTAATCCATAACTCGTAGCGTCTGACGTGCATCGCTAAAACCTGCACCACTTTTCTGCTTTTGTATTCATCAATAACTTTTGCATTGTTATTAACGTCAGCCCACTTTAATGCCTCTTGTAAGTCCATAATCATCTCCCAATCGCGTATAACTCAAAATTTAAGCGCGACACCTACCCAGTCAGTCACGCAATCATTGCTTGGGTTGGGTGCGCCTTAATAAAGTGTTAGATACTAATTCCTTCTACGTCATTTCCGTGTACATCCCATCCATCGGTGTAATTTCTAGCAAACAACTCA